AGTTTACTATCAAAAAAGATGCTTGGGAAGAAGATAGCGATAGATTAGACGGCGCAGGAGGTGTTAACAACATGAATACGCTGCCATTTGCTAATCTTCCTTATAGAAATATCAATTCCATTGGAAAACAATGGATAAGAAGATTTGCTTTGTCTCTATCGAAAGAAACATTAGGATTAATTAGAAGCAAGTTCGGGACAATCCCGGTTCCAGGAGAGTCAATCACTTTGAATGGTACCGACTTGATTATGCAAGCAAAAGAAGAACAAACTGCCCTCAGAGAGGAACTAAAAGTTACCTTAGATGAGTTAACATATGCAAATCTGGCTGAAAGAGACGCCACAACAACTGATTCGGTTAATAGGACTTATGAAAAGATTCCTTTTCCGGTATTTACGGGGTGATAGATAGTAATGTCTAAATGGGAACAACCAACGCAGGCGCCACCTCCTCTTTTTGTTGGAAAGAAAGAGAGAGACTTGGTAAAACAGGTCAATGATGAACTAATTGAACGCGTTATCGGCCAACAGATACTATATTATCCCATTAGTCTAGAACATACAGATTTTCATTCGGTATATGGGGAAGCAATTAATAAAACATTTCTTCCTCCCATCCGAGTGTATGTTTTGGTTGATTGGGGAGGCCTACAGACACAATTTATGAATAATGTTGGTATAGATAAAAATTCATCAATAAATATTCATTTTCACAAAAGAAGATTAACTGAAGACCAAGACTTGGTTGTTCGTGTCGGAGATTTCGCTTTGTATGGCGACATTTATTTTGAAATAGTTTCTTTAAACGAGCCAAAGCAATTCTTTGGTCAGATTGATTATCGTTTTGAAATATCTGCAAAGTGCATTAGAGCACGCGAGGGCTTATTCGATGCCACCTAGTCATACAAATACTGGTGTTTCAGATCCGAGCATCATTCATGAAGAAATTGTTATGCCTTCGACATTGGAAAAGATTGATGAGTCATTTCTTGAACATATTGATGAGAAGTTCAATATACATGCAACTTCAAAAAAGGGATTTAAAAAAGTACCAGTCTTGTGGATGACAGCCGAAAGATCACATCAGGTTAAAAATAATCAAAACCTAAGAGACAAAAGAGGATCATTAATTCTGCCTATAATGACAATTGAAAGAGTATCTGTCGATAAAAATCCGTCAAACAAAGGAGTTTTTCAGGGAAACGTTCCTCCAGTCGATGACGTAAAGGGTGGTTCAATTGTAATTGCGAGAAAAATCAAACAAGATAAAACAAGCAATTTCGCAAGTGCTGACGCAAATCGTTTATTTGGTCAATTAAATTTTCCATTCAAAAATGAAAAAGTTGTCTACCAAACAGTTTCAATACCGATGCCCGTGTATTTGACAATAAATTATGCAATTGTATTAAGATCTGAATATCAACAACAAATGAACGAGATGCTAACTCCATTCCTTACAGAAACTGGAGCAATTAATCATTTTGTGATTAAAAAAGATCAACATCTTTATGAAGCTTTTATTCAACAATCTTTTCTTCAAGCCAATAACATATCAGTTTTGGATGAAGAGGAAAAGATATATCAAACAACTGTCAATATACAAGTTTTGGGTTATATAATTGGTAAGGGCAGCAATCAAGATCAGCCAAAGATTGTTGTTCGCGAAAATGCAGTTGAATTTAAGATTCCTCGAGAAAGGGTAATCATGGGAGACATCCCAGACCATGATGACGACGCATTTTATAGAAGTTAATATTGGAGTTTGAGAAAAGAAAATACTATTTATTAAAGAAAATACTATTATAATATAGGAGAACTTAAAGTATGTCCGCAAAGAAGTTTAAATTTGTATCACCTGGAATTTTCATGAAAGAAATTGATAAGTCAGTTCTTGAAGTGGGACCAGGAGCAGTAGGACCAATTGTTATTGGTCGCGCTGCAAAAGGCCCGGCAGGAACACCTATCAAGGTTCGATCCTATGCAGAGTTTGTTTCTATCTTTGGAGAACCTCTTCCTGGTATTCAAACAGGAGATGTTTTTAGAGATGGTAACAAGTTAGCTCCCACTTATGCTGCCTATGCAGCCAAAGCTTGGTTGAGTAGCAATACTCCTCTCACGTTTGTTAGGCTTTTGGGCGAAGAACATGGTAGTGCAACAACAGCTGGCAAGGCTGGCTGGGGCGGCGGAACTACTAGTGGCGTTGCAAAGTTGCTGCAAGGCAATAGCACACGATCTGGCGCCGGCGGAGATGGCGGAACTGCTGAAAGTGTAACTTCTAATGCCGGCGGAGCTTACGGACTATGGTTGTTTGATGGAAAAAACCAAATTGAAAACTTAGGGCCCAGCGCTGATGGTCACGCAACTTTACCTGACGCAATTGATGCCGCCGGCGTCGCGCTCAACGATGCATTTACAATAACAGTTCCTGTTGCCGCCGGCGGAGACGGCATCACTCATAAGATTATATTCAAACAAACCACTTCGCAAGTTGCATCTCTCTCCGCGACCACCGATTGGGGAATTTCATTAGATGATGCCAACACAGACGCTCTTAGGGCAGCTGCTGTTATCGACGCCATTAATGGAACCGTCAATGGTGCGGTAGGGTATGGCGGCAACGCCGTCAGTTCAGTTTATCCAGCCGGCGAGCTTGGCTTAACTGCTGTTAAAGGCTCAGCTGCCACTAAGGTCGATCTAACCATGAGTACTGCCGGCGCAGCTGGAAACGTAGTAGACGTCCTTAACGCTGTCGTAAACTTCGCCGAAGGATCCAAACTGATTGTCACGACTTTCACTGGCGGTACCGACGACGGCGGCGCCGCCAACGGCGCCTTAGCAGCTGTATTCTATTGCGATGCAAACACTAGTATTGCCTTGTCTGGTGCATTTAACTTTGATCAAGCCGGATCCGGATTTGCTGGAGGCAATGAGCCATTACAATTTACGGCGTCTCAAGCGGCAACAATTGGAACAAGTTCTGCTGGTTCCTTAACTATGGTGGTCGGAACTCCGGCTCAAATTGAGTCTGGATCAAATAAAGGGCTTGCTGGCGATCATCCAAGTGTTTCGAAATTTGATTTCAATTTCAACACCGATTCAGATTCTTTTATTAGAAAAGTATTTAATACCAATCCGACGTTAACAAACACAACCATTACTACCACTCCTAATCAGAAAGGATATTTCCTTGGAGAAACGTATGAAGGTTGGATTGATAACAAATTGGGAGGCTGGAGTAATGTTACTCATGGTCTTCTTATGGGTGTAAAATCTAGACATTCTTCGAATCCAAAAGATGGTGCAGATTTCAGATTCGGAAGAAGAAATGCTTACACAGGCTGGTATATTCCTCAAGATACTGGAGACGCCACTAGCTATGATAACACTTCTACACAGAAGATGTTTCGTTTTATTTCTTTGAATCAAGGCGAGTGGTTGCAGAACAATCTTAAAGTTTCCATTGAGGACGTCCAATTCCCGAATGACAAATACAACAAGTATGGAACTTTTACAGTTTCGCTTAGAATGTTGACCGATAGAGACGCAAAGGTTCAGCATGTAGAAGTATTTAGAGGAGTAAATCTTAATCCAAATTCTGCAAACTATATCAAAAGAAGAATTGGTGATAAATATTTTGAATGGAACGCTGTTGAAGAAAGATTTAGAGAATACGGAGAATATCCAAACCAGTCAAAGTTCATTCGCGTAGAACTGAACGAGCAAGTTGATGGAGGATCTGCTGAAGGACTTCTTCCCTTCGGTGTTTATGGCCCTTATCGATTATTGAATGCGTTGAATGTTACTGGCGCCACTCATGGCGCACTCAACGATGAAGGAGATTATGGTGATGGCTCCGCAGGAATGACAGACGATCATATGATTGTTGGAGAGTCGAAGGTCGCATTCTCTCCGTGGGGTGACACAGCCACCAATCTTTTTACTTCGTCTATTAATGTAAATTCTGCCTATGGAGTACGACTTGGGCAGTTTGAACATGACGACAGCGCCACAGTTGCGAACAACCAGATGTCATCTTCCTTCTTTTGGCCAGAGTTGGGCTTGAGAGGTTCATCTAAGGATGGCGATATTGATGATGCCCGAAGGGCATATTGGGGCGTCAGAACTGAAAGATCAGGTTCAAACATATTTGATGCAAGTGTCCGCGATGTGATTCGTGCCCTTCCAGCTGGAATTGACACCAAGAGAGATGGCGATGCAGCTACACAAAAATCTTGGATCTTCTCTCTCGATGATATCAAACTTGAAGTAGGCGGAGAAGCGGTGTATGAGTCTGGTAGTCGCAAGGCTGGCACAAGTTATACTGCAGTCTATGGCGAAGGCCTTGGGACAGGTAACTCAGGCGCCAAAAAGATTGTTAATGAAAAGAAATGGAATCGATTTACAACTCTTTTTCATGGCGGTTTTGATGGGTTTGACATTGTAGAAAAAGACCCACTTCGAAACACCTTATTGGGCGCCACCACTGACGCCAAATTGAATTATGCTTACAACACTGTCAAGCAAGCTCTTCAATCAATTAAGGATGCAGACTTATTGGAATACAACATTGCTGTAATGCCTGGTTTAACAGAACCAACATTAACTACGCTTCTTATTGACCAGTGCGAGGATCGAGCAGATTCTTTAGCTATTGTTGATCTACAGAACCATTCAGTTGCCGGCGGAGATGGCAACTATCAGCCATATACTGAAAGCAGCGAGACTGAACAAGATCGTATTGATTATCAGGACATCGACACTCTCAGAAAGAAGCTTGAAAACAGAGAAATCAATTCAAGCTATGGCTGCACCTACTATCCGTGGGTTCAGATCCGCGATGACAGCTCTGCTGCGGTTCTTAAAGTTCCGCCCTCTGTTGTTGCTCTCGGCGCTATGGCATTTAGTGATGCTGTGCAGGCACCATGGTTTGCGCCAGCTGGATTTACAAGAGGTGGACTTTCTTTTGGTGCTTCGGGCCTGAATGTCGTTGGGGTAACTCATAAGTTGATTTCTGAAGACAGAGATAAGCTTTATGAGATGAACATTAATCCGATTGCTACTTTCCCTGCAGAAGGGATTGTAATTTTTGGCCAGAAGACGCTTCAAATTAC